TAGAAATATTCCACAGAACAGTAAAAGCGCAGATTACGCACTGGTTCTTGCTGACTCAGGCAAACACATATTTCACCCAGTTGGTGACAACAACGCAAGGACATTCACAATTCCTGCCAACAGTTCCATCAACTGTGCAAGAACTTAATACGCCTTGTGATGGTGTGCCAAGTGCAGGAGTTACCAAAGTTGGACTTGTTGCAAATACGTTAGCCCCACTACCAGTTTCATCTGTTAAAGCAGCCGCTAAATTTGCACTTGATGGGGTTGCAAGAAATGTAGCTACATTTGATCCCAAACCTGATACACCGGTAGCAATAGGAAGACCCGTTGCGCTGGTTAAAGTGCCACTGGATGGTGTTCCTAATGCCCCACCAGGGGCAACATAGTCTGTACCCGCAGTGGCAGCAGAAATTGCCGTGCCATTACCTTTTAAAACACCCGTGACAGATGTTGACAAAGTTATAGCTGGGGTTGATGTAGCAGTCGCCACTGTTCCCGCAAAACCATTGGCAGACACTACGCTTGTGCTTGTCACTGAGCCAGCGCCTGGGCCAGTGAATGCAATTTGAATTGACCCAGCGCCTGGTGTGATGGTCACGCCAGACCCAGCAGTCAAAGATGCCTTGGTCAAAGTGTTGCCGGTGCTGTTACCAATCAGCAGCTGGCCATCGGTAAAGCTTGTCTGGTTAGTGCCGCCATTTGCTACCGCCAAAGTCCCTGTGATATCAGCAGTAGAAAGAGTCACCGCATCCCATGATGCGTTAGTGCCATCGCTTTGCAGATACTTATTGGCAGCAGAGGTTTGGCTAGGCAACAAGTTATTTAAGGCAGCCTGTGCCGTAGAAGCACCAGTGCCGCCATCGGCCACCGCCAAATCGGTAATGCCAGTAATTGAACCGCCCGTAATCGCCACATTGCTTGATGTGATTGGGCCTGTCACCCCTGCCGTTGCTGTGACTGCGCCCGTCAAAGTTGAAGTGCCTGTCACCGCCAATGTCGTGCTTGCTGTGATCGCTTTAGCCGCCAAAGTTGTATTTGCTACTGTGGCAGTTCCTGTGGCAGCGCCAATGTTCACAGCAGTCGCTGCACCGGCAAAGTTCACAGTGGTTGCTGTGGTGTTGGCCAGGGCAAAGGTTGTTGATGGTGTCGTGATGCCGGTTGTGACCGCTGGCGAGGTTAGGCTTGTTGTGCCTGTGGCCGTCAGCGTACCCGCGACCGCCAAGGTCTTGCCAGCGCCAACATTAAGGCCAACACTTGTGCCAGTGCCAGCAGCGGCAAACAGTGCATCGACCAAATCAAGGTCAGTGTTGACCTTAGTACCCCAGGTGTTTGAGCTTGCGCCAACTTCTGGCTTGGTCAGCAATAGATTTGTGGTGGTGGTATCTGCCATTTTTAGTCCTTAACCAAATGTTTTTGCGCGGGTCAACAAATTGCCGCCAGAAGTTGAGCCTCGATCATCGGCCACTTGCAAGTCATTTAACGCACGCTCATAAAGAGTCGCCCATACTTGAATTCTCGCATCATCTTGCAAATATGGCGCGGCCTGTAATAGCGCTCCATAAAGATATATATCAGGGCTTGATGTCAAAATAAAATTGGTTGCAACACTTGCAGACAGTTTATTTAAATTTGCAAAGTAGACAATTTCGGCTGTATAGCTTGCGTCTGGTGTTGGCACAAAACGAAATTGAGTGCCGACCACACCAAAAAACTTTGGCCTGCCGCTGGCCGTAAATTTTGTTGATTCCTCATCCAATGCATCCATTGTCATAAAAGACAAAGGGGTGATTGGGTTTGTGCTGGTCAATTTAAATGCTTTGACTTCTAAAAAGTCAGCAGGCGTTGTTTCAAACTCTCCATCCACTGTCAAATTTGACCTGGTCAGCATCTGCCTGGTGCGCAGTGTTCTTTCAATTTGAGCCTCGGCCAGAGAGATAAAGTCGGGAATGACTGTGGTCAGGTCTGACCGATTAAGCCAGTCACCAATGGATGTCTTTAACTCTGTGTATGTAGTAAGTGCCATTATTGGGCCTCTTTTTCCATTTCCTCTTTCACAATCCAGGTGTGTTCATGGCGAAACTCAAATGTGCCAATGTGGCCAATTTCCTTTGAAACATCATGGTCGATGTAGATTTTGTAACCCAGCTCTTGCGCTTTTTTACAAAAGAACACATCCTCACCCATGTAGCCCCTAGTGGTCTGCCATGGCATATCAAACCACGGCTCGCTCATGCCCTCAAACACCTCGCGCTTGATGAGCATTATGCCCGTTCCAATGCTTCCCACCTCTTCCAATCCGGTGGATTCTGGCATTGTGTAGACCGACTGGCGCTTGCCGTCAGCGTCATAGTTCTGAGCCGTTGGGCCAGTTGGCATTCTGCGCCTGGCACAGTTGGCAGCCACAATCTCTTTGTCGTGCTTCAAGAGCCTTTGGACCATGTCCTGTGGAAATGTCATGTCCGAGTCAATGAAAAGAATGTGGGTGCATCCTTCAGCCATGGCATCCAAGCAAAGGTCAGCCCTTTGGTTTTGGATAATTGTGCCTTGCATCAATTTCAGACTGATAGCGTCTGTGGTGTTGAGCGTGTGATAGGCCACCATATTCACCATGCAGTAGGTGTAATTTGTGTGGACCTGATCACGGGCCGGTGTGCATACAGCAATGTAGTTCATACTTTCCCAGGGCGAGTTCTAAAAAATTGATTGTCGCTTGAATTTAACCAGCGTTTCATGTACTCCTGGTCATCGATCTTGCCCTCGGCCTTCATCTTGTAATAAAGGGATTCGGGGATGGATGCCACCAAGTGCCACTCACCATTCCAGTTGGCTTTCTCATCCACAGCGTTATAGATGGCCTTGTTGGCCTCAATCACCGCTGTGACATCTTGTTGGGTCTCAATCGTTACATCGCCAGTTTCTGGGTTTTCATGCCAGATGCGCTTGATGCCTTGATCTTTGTTTTCGCTAAATAGTCTTTTGTGAATCATGTTAAAAAAAGGGCCAAGTTTCCCTGGCCCTTTCCGTTTGCTTCGATTAAGAAGTGATCAAGTCAGCGGCCAAACCATGGGCCAACTCAGAAGTCACCTTGTGACCCCATTCCACGATCAGCATACGCTTTTCAGCATCACCGGTCTTGGCCAATTCGACTTGCTGATAAGGGCGCAGCATAACCATCTTGGCATAGTCAGGATCAAGAACCCATGCATCGCGCTCACGCTGGAAGCGGTTTGCAATCACTTGCACATTGCCGAAATCACTGACATAAACGTCAACTGCGCCAACCAGTGTGGCAGGCTTTGCACCGCCATCAATGTTGAAACGGCTGGAGGCAATACCAGAGAATCCTGACACGCGCTGTTTGTTAACAGGACCGCACATCAAAATCTTAGGTGTTCCACCTTGTGACCACACTTTTTGAATCACATTCTTGAGAATGGTTTCAGTGAATGTGCGCACGTTGCCATCAGTGCGGGCGCTGTTTGGCAGCGTTGTGTAAGATGGATCAGTACCATTGGTCTGCTTGTCTGTGTTCGTCTTGATAAACGCACCCAAAGAAGCAGTCACACGGGCAGTTGTGGAGTCACCAGCAACAGCAACACCACCATTCAACATCACGAATTCTTGGTCGCGACGTAATTCCGCGCCACGCTTCGCGATTTGGTAGGCCAATTCTGAGCGCCTGCCTGCCTTGTTAACCACTTCTTCAGTGGCTGACAAAATGATTGTCTTGCGTGAAATCTGGCATAGTTTTGCATACGCACAGTAGCAGTAACTGAGTCAAACGATGCAACATCGTCACCCTCAAGTTGTGCATTGGCAGCAGCTGCGGCCAATGTATCTGTCTGATATTCAAACAAAGCATTGGACACGTTTTCACGGCCAATGTTTGAAGCATATGGAGTTTCCTCTGGAGCTATATTTGTAATAATATTGCTCAAATCTTCCCGAATACCCTTTGCAGAGTAAGTCAGGAATGTATTGCTAACGATAGTCATAATTACCTCATTTCAATAAAAGTTCAATTGCAGAAGCCGCATCATCGATGCGACCAGTTTTTGCAAGACGCTGCTTTGCTCGCGTACCCTCAGTTGTTGTCGAAACCCGACCAGCTGCACCAGGCTTGGCTGTTCGTGGGCCATTGTTCACCACAGGCTTAATGCCTTGGCGTTTACTTACCATCTGGTCAAACA